ACTGCTTATCCAGATGAGCAGGGTATATTGTGGGCTACGGAACGAGCAGCAACCGCCAGCAGCTTTGGAATGCAAGAAATATTGGAATGGTCGCCACGACATGGAACTCACGCCATTAACCACACTCTTACAAGTTATCATTGGGCGGATGAAGTATATAAAAACTCCAAGATTATAAAAACTCCAAGATTGCCTCCGCATATTGAAACTGATAATATCAAACTTCTTTGTTTAATTAGAAACTATAAAGAGTGCCTATATAGCCAAATGGTCCAAGATGGATTGACTAATGTGTCGCAATTAACAATTGATAATTTTTTAACTGACAACCATCTGCCTTCTTATATGAAAATCCTTCAAACATATGATGAATTTCCCAATCAAAAAAAGCTTATTTACTATGAAGATCTGATGAGCAACACACATGAGATATTGAACGACAGCGTGATTAATTTTGCTAGAAGCGACAATATTGCATATGAGAACGAAATGAAAAAGAATCTAACAAATTTAAGTGACAATTCACAAAAACACGCATATATCCTTACAAAACTATAGAAAGGGAGCCGGAAAAGCTCAAACCGGCGGCAATTCTGTAGACTATTATTCAAATTTATTGTCCACAGAAACAAAAAGATTGCTTGATGAATATGTGCTTGAAAACTATCCCAAATTAACTGAAAAATATCTACAAAGGTACCAAGAGGCAAAATAAACATGTCTGATAAATTAACACAAATTATTGATTTAGTTGAAGAATATATCAACGAGAAAGAGAAAAATGAAACATGGACTCCGGGCGAAGATTGGGTATCTTATTCTGGTCCTATGTACGATAAAGATGAATACATGGCAGCAGTAGAAGTGCTGCTCGGCGGCTGGTTGATTTTTGGGAAACATTCTAGAGATTTTGAACTTGAGTTTCCAAAACATTTGGGCAAAATGCACGGAAGCCTAACTAATTCGGGCAGTTCCGCCAATCTTTTGATGGTTGCTGCAACCAAATCTAGACGATTTCCCAAAAAGTTGAACGACGGTGATAAAATCATAACTCCAGTTGTTTGTTTCCCCACCACGATTAATCCAATTATCCAATCTGGATTACAGCCAGTCTTTGTAGACGTTGAAATGCCAAGTCTAAATCTAGACTTAGATAAAGTAGAAGCCGCATTAGAGGCAGATCCGTCAATTAAGGGTATTATATTTGCGCATGTATTAGGAAACCCTCCTGATATGGATCGATTAATGCAATTAGTGGAAAAATACGATCTTGTTTTTATGGAAGATTGCTGCGATGCTTTAGGTTCAACATACGATGGAAGAAAGCTTGGTTCATATGGTATTATGTCAACCTGTTCTTTCTTTCCCGCGCACCACATGACCACAGGAGAAGGCGGATTTATTGCAACTAATAGCCAAATGATACGCACAATTCTGGCAAGCACAAGAGATTGGGGTCGTGCATGTTATTGTAACACCATGAAACCGGGCTCGGTACTAGCCGGAACGGCATGTGGTGATAGATTTAAAAATTGGCTCCCCGGTCAGCCCGATGCAATTTATGATCATCGATACGTTTTTGATGAGATCGGATACAATTTAAAGCCACTAGATTTACAAGCAGCAATGGGCTTACAACAGCTTCAAAAATTGCCCCAACTAGACGAGGCTCGTAGAGCAAATTGGAGCCGTCTGAGGGCGATTTTCGAGCCGTATGGGCAATACTTTTACTTGCCCGAGGCAACCAAAAAGGCAGATCCATGCTGGTTTGCATTTTTGCTCACAATTAAGGAAGACGCGCCATTTAATCGAAATGATATTGTATCGCATTTGGAAAATGCTAAAATTCAAACACGATCATATTTCTCTGGCAATATCCTGGCACACCCAGGATATAATCATCTAGCAGCGGATTATGACGACATGGGCAAGGCATTTCCAAATGCCAATTTGGTTACGACAAATTCGTTCTTTTTGGGAACCTTTGCGGGTTTAACTCCAGATAAAATGGATTATATTCAACATACAGTTGATGATTTTTTTAAAAAAATAAGGAAGGTAAAATAATGAGACAGATAAAAATTGTTTATGTTACAGGATGTTTAGGGTTTATAGGAGCGTACATAACCAGAAATTGTCTTGCAAGGGGGTGGATGGTCTATGGCATAGATAAAGTATCATATGCATCCAACCCTCGACTATTGGAAGAGTTTAGGCAATATCCGAACTTTCACTTTGAACGTGCTGATATTTGCCAACTAGTACATTTATATGATTGTGATTATGTAATAAATTGTGCGGCAGAATCTCATGTTGGCAACAGCATAGTTAATAGCGATAAGTTTGTTAATAGTAATATAGTAGGGGTAAAAAACTTACTAGATTTGATTCGTTCAAAACAAGTCAATTGTAATGAACGTCCGATGTTGTTTCACCTAAGCACAGATGAAGTATATGGCGATGTAAAGAAAGGCGTGCACAAAGAAACAAGTGTTTTGAAGCCAAGCAACCCTTATTCAGCAGCCAAAGCAGCGGCAGATATGTTAATTCATGCATGGGGTAGAACCTATGGTATTGAATACATAATTCTTAGACCTACTAACAATTATGGAATTGGTCAATACCCGGAAAAATTAATTCCGCTAAGCGTTAAAAATCTAAGACGCGGCAAGAAAATAAGACTTCATGATCAGGGCAAGCCATCTAGAAACTGGCTACATGTAGAAGATACCGCAGAAGCGGTTATGGCGATACTTGATGCAGATGTGCGAAATGAAATATTTAATGTTTCTGGAGGCTTCGAACAAACAAACATTGATACAGTTAAAAAAGTAATTTCCGCTTTCCACAGCCCAGACGAAGACTGGACCAACCATGTAGATTTATCATACGATAGAGAAGGACAAGATGTAAGATATGCTATTGATGACTCTAAGCTTAGAAAACTAGGATGGGAGCCAGAAAAAGACTTTAATGAAGAAATATATGATATCGTAACACATCATAAAGAAAATTTTAGGTGGTAATTGAGTGAGCGACAAAACAACTATTAATCGATTTGATGTAACAGCTTTATATGACAGCTTTGTTGAATCAGCTATGGCGTGCCCCGCCCCGGAAGGACCATGGCGCAAGCCAAAGCTTGTAGAATACGTAAGAAACCAGGAAGAATGGGATGGTATTACATATTTTACAGATAAGTTGTTGCATTTGGCTCCCCAAGTTGAATCAAAATATAAAATTGCAATTCTGATGGAACCGCCAGAATTATTGCCACAAATATATAATATTGTACAACACTTTGAAGAACATTATGATTTAATATTTACATATGCAACAGAGCTTGTCGAGCTAAATCCAGAAAAATATATATTTTATCCCGCAGACATGGCTGCGATTGAAGAAGAAAATTGTAAGATGCACGATAAAACTAAGTTAATATCGATGATTTATTCCAATAAAACAGAATTACCGGGACACCAACTTAGACACATTATTGCTGATCGGTTTATACCAGTAATAGAATACGATAAAATAGATTTGTATGGCACAGGCACAGACAATCCAATCAAAAATAAATCCGAAGGATGTATTGATTATATGTTTCAAATAGCAATTGAAAACACCAGTCGTAAAAGTTATTTTGCAGACAAGCTTTTAGATTGCTTTATTACAGGGTGCATACCTATTTATTGGGGATGTCCCAACATAGATGAATTTTTTGATATACGAGGAATTCTCACGTTTAACAGTTTTGACGAATTAAAAGAAATATTAGAAAACTTAAGCGAGGCACAATATTTCTCCATGCTAGAATATGCACAAAACAACTTTAACGTAGCAAATGAAAACTACACCTGTCCAGATGATTATATCTATCAAGAAGTTGTTAAAAGATTAAATATATGAGCCATATTGTAATAAGAAATTATGATACAGAAAAATACAATTTTGCATATATGCTGCAAAATTTATATAATGTGAAAAACTTGAATCAAGTTCATATTCTTGATCCTGAATTGTGTGCTGGAGAATGGGCAGCAGTTCGATTTGACAATGAAGTTAAAACATATTTTCATCAAGTTTTCTATGGCAAGTTACGAGAACCTTGGAAAGAGTTTGTAGATGCATATAACAGTTTTGTAGAAAATGAAATTGCTCCCCTGTTCGATGAAGATTTCGTATATCAAACAACACCATCATTCCGAGTCCAGGTGCCAAACAATAAAGCAGTTTCATTATGGCATTGTGATAGCGATGAAAGGCACTTGCACCCTCTAGGGGAAATTAATTTTATTGTTCCAATGACAAAGGCATTTGACACTAATGCCACATGGGCAGAATCTGCACCCGGAAAAAAAGATTTTAAACCAATGGAAATGGAATATGGACAGTTTGCACAATTTAATGGAAATCAATGCTTGCATGGAAATAAAATAAATCAAACTGGTATCAGCAGGGTTAGCTTTGATTTTAGGATTATGCCAATGAGCAAATACACTCCAGAATTGTGGAATTTAGACGAACGAGCCAACTCAAGATCGGCGGCTGGTACCACTCCAACAAAATTTTTAATTGGTGATTATTATTCACTATACAAGAAGGTTCAACATGTATGAGTCGCTAGAAAAAGTAACAAAATTGCTAGAAAATCAGGGATATGAAATCAACGATCCTTGGGATGTTGTAGATGCTTTTGAGAAAAAAGTCGCAGAGTATGCGGGTAGCAAATATGCAGTTTCGCTAGATAATTGCACAAACGCTTTATTCTTATGTTTAAAATACCTCAATGCCCATGGATGGCTCCGCACGGGGCACACTATCACCATACCGTCCAGAACTTATCTTTCTGTTCCAGGAACGATTATTAATGCTGGTTGCGATGTAAAGTTTGAAGATATTGAGTGGGATGGCTTATATCAATTAAAGCCATATACTATTTATGACAGCGCAACAAGATTTAGAAAAGGTATGTATGTTAAAGACTCATTTCAATGTTTGTCTTTTCATATGAAAAAGATCTTGCCTATTGGAAAAGGCGGCATGATTTTAACCAATAGTAAAAAGGCATATGATTGGTTTAAAGTGGCAAGATATGAAGGGCGTCATATAGAATTGACTTATGAGGATGATAGTTTTGATATGATTGGGTGGAATATGTATATGCCGCCAGAACAAGCCGCAAGGGGCATTATGCTTTTTGAGGAATGTGCAGAACAGAACGGCGACTGCGGCGGGTCTTGGAGATATAGAGATATATCACAGTTGGATATTTTTAAAAGGGCGGAAAATGAGTAAAAAAAACATATATTTATTTGAAATTAATGATATTATTGCAAACCAAATTAAACTCCCATACAGTACTGGTCTTATTTGGTCTTATTGCTTGCAAGACCAAACAATAACAGACAATTACAATCTAGATGGATGGTTTTATTACAGGCAAGAAGTAGATGACATTCTATCACAAATAAACAATCCACATATTATTGGATTTAATTGTTTTGTTTGGAATTATGAATATAATAAACAAATTGCAGAACTGATCAAGAAGAAATATCCAAACTGTATAATTGTGTTTGGAGGATGGCAAGTTCCCATAGCAGATAGAAACCAGGGATTTTTTGTAGACTATCCATATGTCGATATTATTGTCCACGGAGAAGGCGAAATTGCATTTAATGATGTCTTGCTTGAGGCGCTTAAAGACGAGCCAGATTGGAAATCTATTACAGGATGTTCGATACCTAATGACGATTTAACAACATTTGTTACGCCATCAAGACCCCGTATAGATGATATCGATAAAATGCCGTCCCCCTATTTAAATGGATTGTTCGATGAGCTAGTGGCTAAATGTGATCATGATTATGTATTAGAAACCACTATTGAAACTACAAGAGGGTGTCCATATGCTTGCACTTTTTGTGAAATTGGAACCAAATATTATAATAAAATAAAAAGGCAATCCTATGAAAAGGTAAAAAAAGAAATTGATTGGATATCCGATAATAAAGTTGAATTTATTTATAACGCAGATTCGAATTTTGGTTTATTCCCAGAGCATTTGGATGTTACAAAATATATGGTACAGAAAAAGAAAGAAACAGGATATCCGGCTAAACATCGATGCGATTGGGCGAAAAACAAAGCAGATAAAATTATTCCGTTAGCCAAGATATTTACAGAAGCGGGCATGGATAAAGGTATTACAATAGCCTTGCAATCTATGAATCCCAACGTGCTTAAAGCGGTTAAAAGGCAAAATGTAGATAATGGAAAGCTTGAGAAGTTTTTCGAGATGTATAACGATGAAGAATTAACAAGTTATGTAGAATTAATACTAGGCTTACCAGAAGAAACGTTAGACAGCTTTATGGATGGTGTATGTAAAACAATGGAACTTGGACAACACAATTACATTGGCATATACTCATTAACAGCATTGCCAAATACTCCGTTTGGAGATCCAGAGTATATTAAACAATATGGCTTGAATGTTATCAACACATACACGGCTTTTAACCATTATGACATAACGGAAGAAAATGATTTTGAGCGCGAAGATATGATTGCTGGCAGTAATACGATGACATATAATGAATATAAAAGAGCACATATTTTTAGATGGGTGGTGATGTTTGGACATTATCTTGGGACAGTTCAATATATCTCAAGATTTTTGCACAATGTGAAAGGCATTTCTTATAGAGAGTTTTATGAAGGTTTACTGGAGTACATGTATGACAATCCAGATAGCTTTGTGGGGAAAGAGTTGCAGAAAACAGTTAATAGCTTAGAGGCAGTCTTGGCAGTGGAACAACCATGGGGCAGAATATTGCCAGATGTAAGGCAAAACTTTGCTTGGGATTTCGAAGAAGCAACTGCAATTAGGGTTTCTCAAAACAAACAAGAATTTTATGACAATATTAGAGACTTCCTCTCGTCTGCATTTGACATAGAATTGAATTCTGCCATAGACGAATTGTTTGAATATCAAGTATTGGCACTAATAGATCCTACACGCGAATATCCAGTTAGAAGCGAATTTCAATATAACATTCATGATGTAATTACAAGAAAAAGTCAATTAAAAGAAGCGCACAGCAAGTTGAATTTTGTTGCTGATAATTATGATGGAGATTATTATCGCTGGGGAATAGAGAAGCTATGGTGGGGCAGACGAGTCGCAGCATGCAAAACAAAAGTAGAACGTGTCAACATATAAATTATGTCAGATAAATGGACTTGGAAAACAGCACATCAGTCCCCAGGTGCGGGAATTATTATTGTTAAACAAATATCAAATGAATGGAAAATATTAGGAATGTGGTGCCGAGGAGGATACGATATTCCCAAAGGACATACAGAAGAAAACGAATCTGCTTTAGAAACCGCAATACGAGAATGTCGAGAAGAAGTCAATATTACAAATTTAAAGTTTACATGGGGTATAAAAAAAATAATATTAAACAAATTAACGGTCTACATTGCCGAAACAGAGGAACCGGCAGAAATTGTTCCCAATGATAAAACCGGAATTTATGAACATGAATTTTTCCATTGGTTAGATTGGAATACAATGTACAAAAGCACATATCATTATCTTAAGCCAGCAATTATTTGGGCTAAAGATTTGATTTATTTAGAGGATAAAAATAGTGAAATTACAAATACGTGATATACAAAATACTAAACAAGAAAAATCTGCAATAATCTGCGGACATGGACCCAGCTTGGGTCCAATTAAAGATAAAATTGAAAGCCTACAATCTCAAGGTAAGCTTGATCGATTTTCGCTAAACAATTGGTATGATTATTTTAATACTGTGCCAACTTATTGGATCATAAGTAATACAAATTTTAACATTTTTAACATGTTTCATCAAATGAACGAGTTTAATACGCCGATATTTTATTCTATTGACGGCGATCCTACTGAATACTCATTTATAGATGCTAATTTAAAATGTGATTATTTACCATATGATCAGAGACACTTTAAGCAAAAAAACTGTAGGGATATTTTAGAATCATTCCGTAATCATTATCAAAAACATGAAAATTTTAATTTTATGGAATATGGCAATAATTCAGCAATGTGGAAACCGCCAAGAACAGGTGGACCTTATGGGTGGGCTGGTTTTGATCCTTATCAAAGATGCTGCGGTAGAAAAATTACAGAGGAGGCAACAATTCAAGAGTGTTTACAAGAGTTGACCGGGCATAATGATCATTACAGCACGGCAGATACAGTTGCGTTCCACGCGGTAGCATTTGCTCTCTTAATGGGATACAAAACAGTATATATTGCTGGCATGGACTTAGATTACAGCAAGGGATATGACAATCCAGAAATGCCTATCAACATTGATCATTTAAATATATGGCACAATTATAAAGAAAACACATTAAACGATATTCGAATATTAAGCGAAAGCGCCGATATGTTAAATTCTAAAATTGTGAATCTAACAATAGAGCCATGGTATGACGGATTTGAACGCGGGGCTTTGGAGTTGTGAGTGAAGGCAATCGTTTTAACCATTGTTGGTTTGTTATACCCGCTAGATCAAATTCTAAGGGATTACCATTAAAAAATCAAAAATTGTTTAAATATACCATCAATACCATTCCAGACAAATTGCATAATAATATAATTGTGTCTACAGACGATTTGACGATATTAGAAAAATGTAACAATATAGGATTAAACACAATAAAAAGAAGGGAAGAGTTATCTCAAGATCACGTTTCTATAAAGGATGTATTAATAGATGTTGTAAAACAAAAAAAAATACTTGACGATGACGATATAATCATGTTATATTTAACATATCCTCAAAGAAATTTTGAAGATATTAAAAACGCCTACGAGTTTTATAAATCACAAAATGCTGACAGCATGCTTTGTCGATTGCCGGTAAGAAGTAATCCATTTTTATGTTATTACGAACTCGACGGTCATAAGGGCAAAAAAATTATAGAACACAATTTATATCGCAGACAAGACTATCCACCTTGCTTTGAAGCTTCACACTTTATTGCAATTACAAAGGCTCGCAAATTACTAGAATTGGACAGCAATTTATATTCAGAAAACACCGTTTTTTACCCTATAGATACAATAATTGATATAGACACATTAAACGATTACGTAAAATTTAAAAGTATTAAAAATGACAAATAGAACTAAAATTATCGCAGAAATTGGAATTAATCATAACGGCTCAGTTGAAACAGCCAAGCAGTTAATCGATGTGGCTAAAGTCGCAAGGTGCGACTATGTTAAATTCCAAAAAAGAACCCCGCAAATTTGTGTACCAGAGCATCAAAAAGATAAGCCAAGAGATACCCCATGGGGCGTCATGACATATCTGGAATACAAAGAAAAGATTGAATTTAACAAGCAAGAATATGATGAAATATTTTCTTATTGTGAGCGCATAGGTATCGACTGTTTTGCATCCGTATGGGACGAACCATCAGTAGAATTCATGACACAGTATACAAATGCCGCAAAGATACCATCAGCACTCATTACCAATCACAATTTATGCCTACAAACAAGAGAGCATAACGAACTTATGATTATTTCCACTGGCATGAGCACGGAACAAGAAATAGAAGAGTGTGTAGATGTTTGCAACCCAGACGTTATAATGCATACAAATTCTTCCTATCCATCTAAAATAGATGAGCTAAATTTACATTATATTAATTGGCTTAAGCGCAAGTATTCTTGGGCGGAAATCGGATATAGTGGTCATGAATTTGGACTAGTCACTACATTTGCCACTGTTCCAATGGGAGCAACTTGGATAGAAAGACATATCACACTTGACAGAACAATGTGGGGAAGCGATCAAATGGCTTCTATTGAGCCACATGGTTTAATTAAACTTGTTAAAGGTGTCAGGGATATAGAAAAAGCTCTGGGTTCCACAGGTCCAAGAAAACTTTTAGGAAGCGAATTGGCGAAAAAACAATCATTGAGGGGAGCCTAGTATTGGACAATTTATATCACATATCAGTTCATAAATGCGCCAGCCAATGGTATGAAGCATTATTAAAACATGAATTAGTGCAAAATTGTACAGACTATGATGTCAAGCATTATGAAACAGATTTAAAAAATCCTCTTCTTTACATGCAAAATTATTTTACACACGCAGAAGTCGTTCCCGCAGCCCACGATTGGACCGCCCTTCCCGGACTACAGGATGCAATGACGCCATGGCGTAGCCGCCGTGGACCGGAAAGCAAATGGTGGAGAATCGATCCATCAGCACCAATCGAGCCACCACCAGAAAATTTATGTATATGTGGGCTATATACAAGTTATCAAAAATTTAAACACTTAGTTAACACGGATAATTTTAAAGGCTTTTACGCAATTCGTGATCCGAGGGAAATTTTGGTTTCCGCATATAAACATTTTACACTTAGAGAGCCAGCCCGACATGCCATATCGTTTTTTAGAAATTTCGTCTTAGCACACCCAGAATGGGCATTAGTAATTGAGATATCAGATCAAGATTTTAAGATGGCAAAAAAAGATGATGGCGAGTACTCATACGATTACTGTGCTACTGAACATACCCCGCACGGAGTGATAGAGCATGTCAGGATGGGATTATATGGCGGCTTTGAAGGCTATATGGTCAATGATGATATTGAATGTGAAGAAGAGAGAAAACAGGCTTGTTTGAGAAACATGATAGATATTTTAACTTTTAATCTTGGTTTATATCCATCGATGTATGATTGGGCAACAAAATGTAAAGATGATAGAATATTGATGATTAAGAATGAAGATTTTTTGATAGATTATAAAATTGAAAATTTTGAAATGCTTTTTGATCATCTAGAGATTAACATACCTAAAAACAACATAGCACAAATATATGATGATATGAGGTTTGAAAAATTTTCAGAAGGACGTGCGCTAGGAGAACAAAATAACAATCACCATTACCGCAGCGGTACTTCTGATACTTGGAAAAAAGAATTAAACGACGAGACATTAGATTACTTTTATAAGAAAACGGGCGATCTAATAGACGTATTACAATATGACAGATAAGGATTATAATAATGAACATATTTATTGATATTGACGACACAATTTGCAGAACACCAATTAATGGAGATTATGGTCAAGCCGAAGCGATACAAGATAGAGTAAATAAAGTTAATAGCTTATATGATGAGGGGCATGTAATTGTATTTTGGACTGCCAGGGGAAGTGGCACAGGAATTGATTGGACCGATATTACACAGCGACAATTAGAAGCCTGGGGAGTAAAATATCACCAATTGATGTTTGGTAAGCCCGTATTTGATGTTTTTATCGATGATAAATCGATTAATTCAGATATGTTTTTTGGCAATTTTGTAACAAATGAAGAACAAACAGAACAGCCACAAGGTGAGGAATAAAATATATTATGCGTTTTTATAAAAATATAGAAGCCTGCAGAATTTGCGGTTCAAAAAATCTAACTGAAGTAATACACATTGAAGATCAATATCTATCGCCCACATTTGTCCAAACAAATGTTAATAATCCTTTAGCCGATATTCGTGTACCACAAACATTGGTATTGTGCGACAAAAGCGATAATAATGATGGCTGCGGCTTGTTACAACTTAAAGAAACAGTGGATCCTGATTTGTTATATCGTGAGTACTTTTACAGATCTGCTGTTAGCGATACTATGCGAAGGGATTTGCATGATGTTGTAGATGAAGTATTAAACAATACCCAAGTTACTGTACAGGATAATGATGTAGTATTGGATACCGGCGCAAATGACTGCACAATGCTCTCATATTTTCCAGAAACGCTAACACGAATTGGAGTGGAGCCAGCAAATAATATTGATTGGGGACACGTCCCAGATTCAATAAGCATTGTTAATGATTATTTTACATACGATGCTATTAAAGAAACTTTAGGCGATAAAAAGATTAAGATTTTAACTTCTTGTGCCATGTTTTATGACCTAGATGAGCCAAATAATTTTGTTGCAGATGTTAAAAAGACATTAGATCCGCAAGGTATGTGGTGTATACAGCTTAGCTATTTACCATCGATGTTAAAAAATATTAATTTCTATGATATTTGCAATGAGCATTTAGAATATTATTCTTTGCAAACTTTGCACAATTTAATGGAAAGACATGGATTATCAATTTTTGATGCAACAACAAACCATGTTAATGGCGGAAGCGCTCGCGTGTTTATAACTCATAGCGAAAGAGAATTAGAAGAAACAGAGAGACTACAAGCATTATATAAAATGGAAGCTTCGTTAGATTTGAACAACGAGCAAACTTATTTTAATTTTAAAGCTAAAATTGACGAACTTAAAAACAAGATTAAAAGCACAATGTTATCAGAAATTCAACAAGGAAAATTAGTATTAGGTCTTGGGGCATCTACCAAGGGCAACATGCTACTGCAACTTTTTGATATAGGCAAGGAGACAATTCCTTATATAAGCGAAAGAAACCCAGAAAAAGTGGGCTTAAAAACACTTGGCACAGATATTGAATTAATCTCCGAAGAAAGAGCAAGAGAGCTAAATCCAAGTTGCATGCTTGTTTTGCCATGGTATTTTAAAGATGAAATCGTTAAACGAGAAAAAGAATATTTAGAAAATGGCGGCAAGCTTTTGTTTCCCATGCCGTACCCACACATAGTACATAAAGATGGAGAAACACAACTATGAAAGTTCTGGTAACAGGCGGAACTGGCTTTGTGGGAAAACGTCTACAATCGATTAAACCAAATTGGATATATATATCTTCTAAGGATTACGATTTAGTAGCTACGGACGACTGCAAAAGAATGTATAATGACATACAACCAGATGCAGTTGTACATTTAGCGGGCAAGGTCGGAGGTATAAAGGCAAACGATATGAATCCAGCCGATTTTTATTACATTAACACGATGATTAACACTAATATCGTACATCAAGCTAAAGAATGCGGAATTAAGAGAGTATTATCTTCTTTAAGCACTTGTACATTTCCTGATGTCGTGCCAAGCTATCCATTAACAGAGCAAGATATTTTATGCGGACCCCCAGCCATTACCAATATGTCTTACGGTTATGCTAAGCGAAGTTTATATATTCAATCTAAAGCCTACCGTAAACAATATAATCTAGATTATTCTACATTTTGTCCATCGAACCTATATGGACCAGAAGATAATTTTGATTATGATAGCTCGCATTTTGTCTCCGCACTGGTTCGTAGATTTTTCGAAGCTAAAAATGGCGATACACTTGAATTTTGGGGCTCGGGAAATGCATTACGGCAGCAATTATTTGTTGATGATTTGGCTCATATCATCCCCATGTTGCTAGAAGAGCATCATAGCGATATTCCAATAATTGTAGCACCAAACGAAAATTTGTCTATTTCTAATATGATTGATATTTTACGAAAATACATTAACAAAGATGTAAATATTAAATTTAATTCGCATCTAGATGGACAATACAGAAAAGACGGTAGTAACGGCAAGCTGCTAAATATGATTGGCAAATTTAACTTTACACCATTTAAAGATGGCATAAAAACTACGTATAACTGGTATAGTGAACAAAATGGGTGATATTGCCAACAGATACAAGCCGATATTTGGGGACAACCCCATGCGCATAAAGCCCCAAGATGAGCAATTGGATGCTGAATGCTTATTGTTATCTTATCCTAAATCTGGAAATACATGGGCTAGATATATTGCAGAAACAATTTCAGACAGACCAACTATTGGATATGATGTCAAATTACCTATACGACATGATTATCACAACTCATTAGATCATCCGATATATAGCAGAATTAATATATTTGGCGATCATTGGTCAAACAACGATGCTAGACAAAAATTTAATACATTTATCAACAACGAGAACATACTTTTAAAAAGACATACTTGGGATGACAAGGAGGCACATACTAAAAATGCCTATACAAAATTAATCTTGATTGTTAGAAACTATAAAGAATGTCTTTTGCGAAATGATGTGCATATAGAAAGGTTATATTGTACGCAATGCACAGATGTAGATAAAGGAGAATTCTGCGATAGATCGCCTTTGCTTAAAACAGGGCATTCAAGATATTGCCATCATGCACACAAAGAAGTATATATATACCTTGACAATATAGAAAGATTTGATGAACATAAAGGTCCAAAATTATTAATTTACTATGAAAACTTGCTAATGAATCCAAAAGATGTTATATATAAACTAACAACATTTTTTAATTGGCAAATGGAGAAAGCAGACAAGTTTGTTAGCGAATTACAACTCCATGAGCAAAGTAGCGTAAAACATTATATTTGGGGAGCAGAATCAGCCGTACAAAAAGATCCATATTGGCATTCAAGTAAGAAACTAAATGAGGATCCTACAATGTTGTATCAGGTCGATGTTGTTATGCGGCATAAAGCAGGTGCGTTATATAGCAAATATTTAGAACGCTACGCGGAAAAAACTGGATTTGATTTAGACTGACCGGAGGATGATATATTATGAGTAAAACTGCATTAATTACAGGCGTAACAGGACAAGATGGTTCATATTTAGCGGAAGAATTGCTAAAAAGAGGATATTTTGTTGTTGGGTTGAAAAGAAGAACATCAAGTATATCTACTGAAAGAGTAGATCACATTTTTAATAATTCGAATTTTGAAATGAGATACTACAATCTACATGATGCAACCTGTATGTACAGACTTTTATCGGAATATGAGCCTGATGAGATTTATAATCTAGGAGCACAATCTCACGTAAAAGTCTCTTCAGAGGTGCCAATAGAAACAATTGATACCATCGCTTTGGGTACAACAAAATTGCTTGAAGCCGTATTGTGGTGCTGCCCGGAAACCAGATTTTATCAAGCATCTTCATCGGAAATGTTTGGCGACAACCCCGAGAGCCCAAAAAATGAAAATACTGTATTTATGCCCGCTTCACCATATGCTTGTGCAAAGGTATGTGCACACCATCTTATAAGACATTATCGTGAAGGATATGGCATGCACGCGTCAAGTGGCATATTATTTAACCATGAATCTCCACGCCGAGGCGAAACGTTTGTAACTAGAAAAATTACCAGAGCTGCTGCTAAAATTAAATTAGGTCTGCAAGATGAATTAAGCTTGGGTAATTTGTCCGCTCATCGAGATTGGGGATTTGCAGGGGATTACGTTGAAGCTATGTGGCTAATGATGCAACAAGATACGCCAGATGACTATGTTATTGCAACCGGCGAAACACATAGCGTAAAAGAGTTTTTGCAGACAGTGTTTGAACATGCAAAATTAGATTTAGATAAGCATGTAAAAATTGATCAACGATTATTTAGAAAACACGAAGTGCCGCATCTATTAGGAGATGCGTCAAAAGCAAAAGAAAAGCTAGGCTGGGAACCAAGTGTTACCTTCAATGAACTAGCGATTATGATGTATGAATCAGATTTACAACAATTAACAAAGGAGTTATAAAATGACTATAGAACATAATGTGAACTTAACAATAGACAAACTTAGCGATCAGGCATTAGGAGCGATAATGATGGCATTACAAAAATCATTATTGGAGCAATCCGATATCGTCCCGGTGCTTAAAGGATTTGACTTTGTTCGCACCGATCAAGGACTTGTTGTGCGCAACCCCCCTATCGTTAGGGCGGCGCACAACAATACAGAAGATGCAGAAGAGCTAGATGAGGCAACTGAATAGTGCCGAGATATTCATATATTTGCACCAAATGCGATACAAATATGGAACTTAGGCATTCCATTTCTGAAACAATACAGGATTGTCCAAAATGCGAGGAATTGTCATGTCTAAAAAAAATTCCATCAATGCCTATTATTATCTCAAAAGCACAAACCGTGCAAAAAGAACCAGTTGGTACTCTCGTAAAGCAGTATATTGAAGAAACGAAAAATGATGTAAAAAGCGAAAAGAAAAGATTAAAAAAAATAGATTACGAAGGAATAAAAGAGTAAGAATATGTTGAAATTAGCAATAACATTAGGAATAACAAGTACAGCATTGCTGGCTATTTGTGTATTTTTAATTTGGTATGGCAGAAAATTATTATCAAATTTGCTTTATCTATCGGAAAATATTGGAGATTTATTAGCTATAATGAAGAACTTTTCACTTCATTTAGAATCAATAAATGAAATGGAATTATATTATGGAGATCCAACATTAGAAAATTTGCTTACTCATTGTTCCGAAATTGCAACCGAGATAGAAGTATTTCAGGAAATAATTCAATTGTCTGAAATTAGTATTAGTGAGACACAAACAGATTCAGAAGAGGAATTAAATGAGGAGTCAAATAAACAGAATGAGCAAAACAGCCCCACCGAAGAAAAAGCGCAGGACTAGAGGAAAAAAATCTGGAAGGCATTATTTTACCAAGGACCACGAAAATGCAATAATTCAATATGTTGCATCGTCTGATCAAAAAGAGCGTACAGAGTTATATGTTGAATATATCGGACCCGCTTTCAACGAAATGGTGGATAAAATTGTATATACATATAAATTTACAACACTGCCTAATATTGATTTTTTAAAAGATGAGTGTAAAGTGTGGCTCACTACAATCCTCGACAAATATGATCAAAGCAAGGGGTCTAAAGCGTTTTCATATTTTAGCGTAATTACCAAAAATTGGTTTATACACAAGGTTAAAAAAAATTCGATAAGGACAAAACGCGAAGTATATTACGAGGAAATGCCAAAAGATGCAGAACTTGAATTTGTTTCTTCGGAAAATAAATATTTTGCAAACCGAAATGAACAAGAATTTTGGCGTTTTTTGTGGGAAGAGATAGATACATGGGACACTGGCAATCTAAAAGAAAATGAAAAGAAAGTTTTAGAAGCCGTAAAAATCCTACTTTCCACCCCGGATGATATTGAAATTTTTAATAAAAAAGCAATTTATCTTTATCTAAGAGAGCTTACGGGCTTAAATACCAAACAAGTAGTCAACAATTTAAACAAACTACGCGCAAAATATTTTATTTTTAAGAAGAATTGGGAAGACGGTAAAGTGTAAAAATTTTAGACATTTCTATTTATTAATATAACTGGGAGATGTTTAAATGAAAACATTAGATTCATATCTTAAAGAAGCGATTGATAACATACGAGATGATCGTGAAGTCACCAAAGAATTACTAGACGATGTTATTAAATATCTAGGTGCTGACGAATCTCGCCATAGAGAAGTAGGCGCAATAGCCGCCAAATATGTAGAAACCTTGCAACGTTCCAACGAACAGCTTGTAAAGGTTTCTTCTTTATTACAGAAAGAAAAAACAAGCTCCACTGGCTTGACTATAGACGACAAGGAAGAGATATTCGACCTTATAGGGAATAGCGTCAAATGAGCGTAGAACAGCCAGAATCGACCCCGGATACTGCTAATGCAAGCGCACCATCAACCTCTGCTGGTTCATTAGGGGGGCTCCCGCCGTTAGATCAATTTGAATTTATGAACGAGAGCGTTGTGGAAACTCCTGTGATAACTCCCAATATAGATCTCAAACGGGCAAACCCGTTTGAGGTAATGATGCGCTCAATCGACAAATTTTCAAACCCATCCTGGCTTGACGGACCTGGGGCTGGCACCGGGCTTAAAGCAATTGTGTTGCGAGTCGAAGATGACGGTTCCGATCCCAATTCATCGGAGGCTAGTGGATGGATCGGAGCCTGGAACAAGCTCAAGGACCAATTTTCAGCCATGTCACCGCCACCAGTGCTTCCAAGAGTAAAAGTTTATATCCCCAAGCTAGATTCGGATATGCCGTTCCCAGAAACTTATGGAAATAAAGACAATCCAGCAGCAGACCATAATTTAATTAATATGTTTCAAACTGCACAATGTGCAGATGAAGCGCTAGCAGGCGGAGGAGGCTCAACTGGTGGTCAAGGATGCCCTGGACCTGGAAGCATTGTTGAGGTTCAATTTGAAAATTTAATAAACCGCACCGGCTTAAGATATATTAAAGTAATTCAACATGTTGCAGGCGATGAAGGCTCGTCCCCAGGCGCGGGTTCAAATTTTGCAAACCAGGGAGGCGTTCTAAGCGCAGGCTCGGCAGAAGGTGCAGATCTTGAAGGAGCTTCATATACGGGGCAAGGAGTACCAGCCGAAATTTTAGTAACAAAAGACAGTTATGTGGGCGATAATCCCACCCTCCTTCCACCCGCAGCAGGAAATACATACACGAAAATTTGTTTGCCACCATCTCATCGAACAGCACGGGAAGGCTGGCCAGGTAAAGGTACCGGCGCAGCCGGTATTAGGCTATATCGAGCAGTGACCGAATTAAAGGCATTTGTTAATGCAAGATTGGGAGAAGGTTATTGCGATTTGGGGCACTTAGGATCGGTTAGAGATTTAGAGAGCACATTTCAGCCCGGTGCGCCAGGAGCACCAACTAGGGTTGCAACAAGCAAACATGCTGTGGGATTAGCACAAGATATATATTTTTATACCAAAGCGCTAGACGACCAAGGCGTTGTTGGAGAACAGGTAGTATGCCCGCTTTCGCATGTGGAAGCCAACAAAACAATGCAGGTTCTCGCCCAGCAACGTGGATGGGGAAACATTACGCCTGATAATTATAATAGAATAGTAAATGACGAACCCCTCATTAGAGCAGTAAATGATTTTTTCGAATTGCCAGAGAACGGAGATCTAGTATGGGGAGGGCACTTCGGCGGCAATAATGCTTCATGGGGCAGAAAATCATATGATTGGGTGCGCATGGGCACAGCCGGTGAGATGAAATCTATACGTATTGATGAAATACATCACATTGAAATTAGAGATGGGGCAGAATATTGGACAGAGTACATGGAACCATTATCTCCATATTTACAAGCAGCAGGCATACCAGTTCCTATGCAACAATCAGATTTATCGCAAGTGCTTCCTGCAATCTACAGCGCCATAAGAGAGGGTAACATGACAGCAATGGGAGACTTCGAGATGCCAGGGGCTGTTGTAGATGACGAGGCAGTAGTATAATATGGCTTGTAAGTTTAAAATAAATAAGTTTATGCAACGCGTAGAAGAATTGGATTTAGAATCATTCTTGCCACAAATTAAATGCTCGCCACAATCAACAGTAGCCCCACCATTGGCATCAAATCTTGACAATAAATCTGAAAGGCAACAGCGTACACCTTTAAATATTGATTCTCATATAAATTTTGGCGGGAAAGCAAGTGAGTTACTCGTTGAACGTTTTAAGCAGATATATAACACAAAAAAATATATATGGCTTGACGACGGCGCACCTTATTATTTAAATTTGATAGCAATACGAAATTCTTCGCCACAACGACATTACGATGATTTATTATACGTATGTTATAGAGATGAAGCTTTAGTTTGGCGCGTTCATGTATATCCGATCACTACACAACCGGGATATCTACCAGGAAAAAATCTAGCTATGGCACCTGGACAATATATTAAAGCTTACCAGATTGGACACACCATTGATGACAAGCCAGATGTTCGTTGGGGGATCTTGGGAAGAGAAGAAGGTCGAGCTTTAGTGCAAAGAAGACATCTTTATGCTCCTGCATATTATATATCAGTTAACAATGGCGAATTAAGAAAACAGTCTTTAAAATCAACAGCATATGCCTCAATACGACCAGCAGGCTATCGTTCGGGGGAATTCGATATATATGCTTTACCTGAATATTATGACGAGTACAATGTAACCGACAAATATAAAGGTCACCAGATATTCCAATCTTTTAAAGATTTTACTTTTTTTATGAATTTGTGTGAAAAAATTGCTCAATTTAGGGCAACTGCGAACAATATTTCTACTGCCAAATGGAATAGTGATGAGTCCATTACATATACTTTAATATTAGATACAGATATGGGATTGCAAGGAATTCCTGGACAAAATAAATTATGAGCGATTTAAAAAAAACTATTGATAGATCTGGAGCTTTTAGTCGTAATGTTGTAGGCAAGCAAGCAAACAAAACATTACAGGAAAGATATTATGGTGCGGCAGGCGATATTCCAATTGAAGGACTGCCAAAGAGAATTGGTACGCCTAGGGAAAAAATATATTCAAATCAAAATGCTTATATAGTCTTAGGAGGAGACAGACCAGGAAGCAGACTATCAGGATATGCCGGTAAAGGCGCAACTCAATCTGCTGCCATCGATCTTGTTGTTGGGCTCGGTGGACCAACACCAGAATCGGACAAGCACGTAGATCCAAACATACAAACAGATGCGGCTAGAATTTATATTAGTCAAAAAACCGATATTGATCAAAATTTTAATTTATGCCAAGGATCGGTAGGCAGTCCCAAATCTAGATCGGCTATAGCGTTAAAAGCCGATGGCGTTAGGATAGTCGGGAGAGAAGGAATTAAACTAATTACAAATACTGAAGACACAAACTCTAGAGGCGGCAAAATCAGAAGCACTGCTGGAATTGACATTATAGCTGGCAACAGAATTGACGGCTCGCACTCGCTCCAGCCCATGGTTAAAGGAGATAATCTAATTGAATGTTTAGCAGATTTAGCTGATCAGATAGAAGATTTGGCCAATATTGTACATGATTCATTAACAGACCAAATGAAATATAATCAGGCGATAATGACGCATGTACATGTATCACCATTTTATGGAATAATGACCAGTCCCTCTCAAACAGTCATGCCGGAAGGAGGCGAAGCAATGATGAACCATCTTGAAGGTGGTGTAATCCCTGGATTTCAAAATTCGCTAAATTTGGGCGTGACCTGGAGAAGAAAGTATTTACAGGCAGACGGCGGTACCGCTTATATTTGCTCAAGATTCAATAAAGTAAATTAAGAAATTATTATGGCAAACGATATATATGGCAATTTAAATATACTTGATAGTGCACTATCTGATTCCGTCGTAGAAGCCGCCGAATCTGAAGAGGGGATTAAAAACTTAATCAGTTCCGATGGAGGCGACCCATCTGATTATTATATTTGGGAAAGAAAACTAGTTTTTGGTGAGCAAACCAAATGGGTTGCAAAAAAACGCGTAGGCGCTGGCGGTGTAAGTGGTATATTTGAAAACACAGAAGATTTTGGTATTAATGAATGTTATACACGAAAATGGTGCTTAAATACATTATGCGCGGACGATTTATTGAAAACTGGACACGATGTAAGTGAATTTACTATTAAAAAAGAAAATAATCAATTTGCCATTACTCTTAATGATTTTTCCAAATCGCAAAAAAAGGCCAGACGATTTTTCACTCAGGTCACCGTCGCTGGCTCACCGTTATGGACTCGCGTTGATTCTGCCACAATTGATTCTATAGTAAAAAAAAGCAAGTATTCCATTACGAAAAATAGTCCAATATTCGATTGTTTTGACGATCCAAGATGGGTGCCAAATTTAAATGCAACCCCTAGAGATTGGATAGCGCAACAAACCAATAGTACATGGCTTGAGCCAAGCACAGCACGTTATACTTGTGCTGTTAATAGCTTGTATGAAACATATGATGGACAGGAAACAACCCGACAACAAGACATGATAGAACAAGCAGCAGAAACAATTCTTGGACATTTTGGTAAAAGCCCGACCCAAGAAGAAATTGATGTATTGTCTTCAATTGCGAAATTTGACGAAACATATATTGATCCAAGACCCGGCAGTAGAATGCGAGGTAAAATATCTCTCTCGGCTAAAGAGACAGATATTTTGCTTAAGCAAATACCAGATAAAACAGCTAGCCATCCCGACAATTTAAAAACGGGTCCATCTGTAGAAGATATTGAAGGGCTAGGTGGCTGGATCGGCTCTGATGCTACAACGACTCAAGCTTCAGCGCCGACTCAAAAACAAATAGCGGCTGATCCGTCTGCATCGGGAGCAGCAGGAACCCCGACAGATGAAGAGCATATAGGCGGGCAATTAGAAGTTGCATCTTATTCGTTATCTGATATGGCATCAAATATAGAAATAGTTGCGCAAGCATTAGAATATTTTGCCAACACTAATGAAAAATCTGAGACTCCGATTAAAATTATGTCTAGCGTTTTTGGCTTTGATTTATTAGATGAAGCAAAGCGATTAAGACAAGTTGTACCAGAGATTAAAAAATTATTAAAAAATAATAATGCTAGCCAGGATGGCACCATAGAAATGGCAATGGATTTTGATTGTTCAATCCCCAACGTAAACATTGTTCAAGTTTTACATAATAGCGAACACTTAACAAAGGGAATCGAGCAGTTTATGGACTCAGAGCCGATAAGAAATGCGATGACGATGAATTATGTGGCAAAACTATACGACATGGTTGGTTTTTTAAGAAATTCGGATCCGCCAACAATGCTAGATTTTATTGATAGATTTACTTTATCCGATATGTCGTTTCGAATGTTCACACCAGACGAACTTTCTCGACTTGGCAGCAATCCATTTAGCAATTCGTGCTCATCAGCATTTAAAGAAAATGGTGGAACTCTAACGGAAAAAATATCAGATACGCTAAATGATTCTCCAATAAAAACCTTGTTAGACAAAAAGAGAGAAGATGCACATTTGGGCTCACCAGAATTAAGACAAACAGTTAATTCCGAATCAGGAAAAACATTAGATTATGTTGGTGATAATCTTTTTGAATCTCCATCTGATCTTAATAAAGAATTATCTGGCGCAGACGGCGATAGTATATTTAAAAAATTGCTAAATAAGGTAAATTATAGAGATTTGATAGTAGCTCAAATTGAAGCCTGTTTGAGCGAAATGGTGGCACAAGGACGACTGGACATAGTTGTAAAAGCCTTACAAAAATATCCAAGACTAGCCGATTTGATGAATTCTAATAATAGTTGGGATATCTATAGTAGCATCGATGGACTTAAACAAGGTAGCAGTGGTGCGCTACAAGGAAATAAATTTGGATTTAGCGTCCCCGGCTACCCCAATTCGCTTACGATGGTGTCAGATTTTGAAGGATGCTTGCCTGCATTAAAAAAGGGCGAGTTCGAACCAAAATTACCCAGCGGTATGGATCCTGCAGATTTAGATTTATCTGATGTTGATAATCTAGACGATTTGGACATACCTGATATTGATCTTCAATTTCTTAAAGATTTAGAATTATCTGGAATTAATCTTAAAAATTTAGATTTGTCTGGAATTAATCTTAAAGATCTGGGCGGATTTGATTTTGGTAAATTAAATATAGATTCAATACCATCATTAGAACTTCCATCGCTTGACAAATTTGATCTTTTTGGTGGCGACCGGGGCTCACTCAAATCAATGACAAAGGGGGCAAATTCAACTTTAAATGGTATAGTTGGCGGCACACTTAGCGGATTTCTTGATGGGATATTAGGAAGTATGCCAGATTTCAAAGGATTGGACTTTGCAGGGTTTGATCCAGATATAGATCTTGGCGGCATGCTGGGTTCACTTAAAGATCTTGATCCGCCAGATCTACAAAAATATCAAAAACTTGCAGGTCTTGATTTGCAATTTGGAGAATTTAATTTTATCGATATTTTATCCGAATTTAAAGGTTTTGAACTAGGAGCATTTGATTTAGATCTAGATCTCTGGCAAGATTTTTTTAACAATTGCTTCTCAAAAGACAATAGAAAGAAAATTTTAAACTTACAAAAAAGCCTATTTCCTGATGGTGATCACACCAAATTTGATTTAAGATGGAATGATTTTCTTAAAGGAATTGATTTATCATTAAATCCCATTGAGTTATCCAAATTATATCAAGGCAATGCTGACGATGATTTATTGAGAACAGTGCGAGAAAAAATAGAGTTCGATTTTCCTGATTTTTCTCTCGGATTCCCAAATAACGCGTCAATTTCTGATTTTTTCAAATCAATGGGAGACAATGTTGATTGTGACAGTTTATCTAAAATTGCATTACCATCATGGGATCTCGTTCTAAAAGGATTAAACTTGAAAAAGTTTAAATCTAAATTTTCAGATAAAACAGGAATAGTTGCTAATTTGGTTGAAGATCTCCTGGCATCTAAAAACGATGGAAAAATTACTGCTGATGAAATAGCACAAGCAACAGTTGATGTATTAGCACAAAAAGAAAAATGCTTATTTGGGGCATTAAGAAATTTCGATCAAGGCAACCCCTTAAAGGGTGCCATGCCGCCACTAATCGGCAGCCCGAGTGCGTTGATTCCCAATTTACCACCTAGAGTCGCACAAGCGGTAGATATTACCCTAGATTCTATTATTGATCCCGTTATAATAGCATTTAATAGCGATGCGTCAGAATGGATAGATTCACTTTATTGTATAAACTATGACTATTGGGACAATTATGAGGGTCATTACCTGAAAACTGGAGCAGACAGGAGCCCAAACGGCACGTTGCCGGGCATGGGCGGATGGGGTGGCGGGATCGTTCCTTTTCACAATATGTCAAACTACTTCGAGTCACAGATGTCTAAAGCAACGGGCGCGATCCCCCTCACCACTGGACCTCCATGGGACTCGGATGATAAACTATTCCAGATTGGAGTAGCAGACGAGCTTATAGAAAGCATTATAGCGGCATCTGCAACATCTGTAATAATGCCAGGACCAGGGGGAACCACAAACACAACAATTCTATATGATATAGATCGCTTTAATTATCCAACTCCTTGGTGGGCTCGAACCGAGTCATTAAAACAAATAGCAAAATTAGCACTTATGGCTGGTTTACCAGGAATGCCAAAGAAAGAAATAGCATGCGAATATTTTAGCACACTTGGCTGGACTCCCACGCAGGGGGTTGACCGTCTTGTGGAGGTCAACGAGCACACCCTCAGCGGACTGTCCATCGAAATCAACGAGCCAAGGGCGTTGTCTAAAAATAGCGGTTTGCCACTTATAAACTTAGAACATTTTATGCCTGCTGCGTGTGTAGACACTTATGTGCCAAAAGATGAATATCAATTAGTAATGCAAGGGTCCACCACAAAAATGAAACCTGATACAGTTGTACCAAGAGTTGATGTGTTTGGGGCACTCCGGGTGAGGAATTTGTATGATAGCGGCTTAAGAATTGAAACGGTACGTAGTGCTATTACCGACGCTGCCAGTCCCATATTAGAAGGTGCAAATGCTACATTGCTTGGCTTCAGCGACAGCAACGCCGAAAGCACAGGTCAGCGGTCAATAGATCAATCGCAAATATTTGCATCGATGATTGTAAAAAGCGCACAAGATTTATTACTCCCTATAACAAGCCCTGGCACAAACGAAGCAAACATTAAATCAGCATTAGATGATTTACATATCAAATTCAAATCCAAAAAATGGAGCGAATATATGGAAGATCTTTACAATAATATTTTTAATGAAGTAGCGAATTCATCATTAAATAGCTTCTCTGCGTTAAATTCATTAACATTGACACCATCTACAGAAGATGCATGTGGATCTGGTGTACCTATAGATTTAATGAATGCCACAGAACATAAAAAGGATGCAAAAGACCTATTAAATAAACTTCTTTTTGACGATAATGCAAAGACAAAACAAAAATTATCCCCTGTACGGGAAGTCGGGGCAGAAACAATTGTAGGTTTAACGATTAGACTATACATTGTAGAATTTTGGTTGAAAAATCTATTCTTATTATCCGAATTTAAATGTTCCGAATTACTACAAAATTCTGAAGTACCAAATTTTATACAGTCTAAAATAAAAGAGGAGCTTGAAGACAGAGGATATTATGAAGACTTTTTGTGCGTTTTAGAAAATCTATATAATAGCAAACGCGAACAAGAAGAAGAATTACCTCAAGCATCCGACAGGGAAGATATGTTGGCAGCATTAATTGATATCGAGATGAAGAAAGCCGATTTTTTTGATGAAATAATTGGTGAAGATTCGATGAACATACATGACCACTTATTGCGAAAATGGATACCATTAAGAGAGGTAGCCGATGTCGGCTCGTCACCCGCCCCTGCCGACGCGATTAATGAAAATATATGTTATCAAGAAGCTAAAGACTTCGGCACAGCATATGGATATACAACATATCCCACTTATTGCGGCAAATCGGGAGCAGGCGCAGGATGGTTGGGCTCAAATTCACATAATTGGCAATCAGGCTATGGTGCCAACGGCGAGGGCAAATGGAATGTTAATAATTATGAAAAAAAATACCATCATGGTTTTGTTTTAGAGCGTTATATTAAAATTGATGACACCGACCTGTCCAACTTGCAGCGCAGCAATTCAAGTTATGGTACACGCCATGCAATTTCGAACCTTGGACATTCAGGGTTGTTTGGTACGTGCAATATTGAAGCATTCCAAGATTTTATAAACGAACGACTCAATATGACCGGCATTGATACTAGCAATACTGTTGAAGATTTCTTCGCAGGAGTATCATATGGACTTAGATTAAGTTATGTAGATTTTGATAGTACAGACCACGACAACGATGACATGCACGCGGACGCTTTCAACTCCGGGGTCGCGCTGCACGACCAGATTCCCATCGGACTCCCCGGCAACGCCAACGGTGACACATATTTTCATGCATGGGGATATCAACCTAATAGTGGTGTAGATGGCACCGGAGAAGCTGCGCCAAATAGCGTATATGCAACGTTGTTTGGTGCAGGGGGCGCAAGCCGGGGCGAATTAAAAAATAAAATCAGGGAAGAAAAAGCTTTTTGTGTCACAGAGGGTGGTCCATGGAATGCGCCTAAACCATATGAACTGTCGGGACGTGCAGGAGATCGTTGGGGAGATCTGGATGACGATGCGAAACCCCTCTCCGCAAATGTATATGTATTCCCATTAATAGAATCAGAAGTGTGCATCGATCCAACAACCACCCTAGGCGAATTAGTAGATGGAAATGTATTTGCAGGTTGGGAAGAATCACATGAACAATTACTGACCAACCTAAAAGAATCCGAGGGCTATGATTTATTATTTAATTATTGTTTTCAAGTTAAAAGAAACTTAGAAATAGCCTCAATATACTCATCAGAAACGTTATCTAGAACACAAAATTTAGAAGACAGATTTACACACACTAAGCGAACTTTAGAAAAAGCGCTTCATCGTATGACAAAAGGCGGCACTTATGGTTATAGAGATCCAGATATTAAAAACAAAGGCGGCTTCGCTGGTGAGCATTTATCAGCGTTAAACCTGCAATCAGCAATGCAATCGGGGGCTTCGGGCAATGATATTGATTTTGAAAAACTGATGATACAACTTAGAATAAAGACCCCATTTCTTATCTTACAGGGGCTTTGTGAGCAATTCGACCCTTGTGTCAGCATTGCTGCAAAAATTGTTGATGCAATGATACTTTTAGATCCTGGATTATCTTGCTATCGTGGAGAATTAACAATTGGCATTATAATGGTAATGTGTTTTATTCCATGGGCACCCAAGCCAACAGCGTTTGGAATTATATATATTGTCATTACATTGGCAATGGAAGCATCCGGTTCACCAGGACCGGGAGAAAAATCAAATTGCCGTCGTTTGGGACTATTTGGAGATAGTTATGATAAGACAATTGACTCAAGTAAAAAATATACAGGCGACATCGACGGACAAACCAAAACTATACAAAAACCAGGAGATTGTTAAATAATGGCTGGATTATCACCAAAATTACCTTTAAGACGAGACTTCACTGATGGATATGCATTAAATAAAAATTTTAGGGATCTAGTAAAGCAAAATTTTAAAATGTTATTATTAACAATTCCTGGCGAACGAATGATGATGCCAAAGTTTGGTGTTGGCTTAAAAAGATATTTATTTGAATTAAATACCCAAGCGAATAGCAACATAATACAAACAGAGATTAGAACTCAAGTTCGTCGCTATCTGCCATTTATAAACTTGGAAATAATTGATATACAATCATCAAATACAGATCCTACAATATCTAATAATTTTTTAAGCGTTTCAATTAGATATCGAATTGAGCCTTTAGGCAATTTAAAAGATGTATTAACTGTTAATATTGGTGATCTTTAATCAATAAGAGCAATTAATTCAAGTATAAAATTACTTAAATGAGTAATTATAGTTGAGGTGGTTGACAATGGCAAACGATAGAAAGAATTTAGCAATTAAATATACAAGCAGAGACTTCAACTCCATCAAACATGATTTAGTTGAATATGCAAAAAGATATTACCCTGATACTTTCCAAGATTTTAGTGAGGCATCATTTGGGGCGTTAATGGTTGACACAGTAGCCTATATAGGTGATATATTATCATTTTATTTAGACTACCAAGCAAATGAGTGTTTTTTAGATAGCGCAGTTGAATATAATAATGTAATTCGGTTAGGCAAGCAATTTGGATATAAATTTAGAGCCGCGCCATCTTCGCATGGTACCGTCACATGCTATATTCTAGTGCCAGCCGCTGATTTGGGCTTGGGACCAAATACTTCATATTTACCAGTTTTGAAAAAAGGTTCTACTTTTGAAACTAAAAATGGCAACATGTTTACATTAGCTGAAGATATAGACTTTGCTAACACAAACAATGAAGTTGTAGTTGCAAATGCCAACTCAACGACTGGTATTCCAACCTCTTATGCTATAAAAACAGAAGGAAGGGTAATGTCGGGCGACTTGAAAGTTAAAAAATTTACAGCGGGCAATTTTCAAAAATTTCTCAGATTCGAACTCCCCGGAAGAAATACTTCAGAAATAGTATCAGTAATTGATGCAGAGGGGCACCCATATTACGAAGTAGATTACTTATCTCAAAATACAGTTTATGCCAAAATACCAAACACCTCTGATACAGAACATAATACTCCAAATATTTTAAAACCAGTTATAGTTGCTAGAAGATTTGTAGTCGAACGCGAGAGAGGCAAAACGTTTCTTCAATTTGGCTATGGTTCTGATAGCGAGATGAAAAATGCATCTATCGCAGACCCAGCAGATTTAGTTTTGCAAAGACACGGCAAATCTTATATTACTGATGTATCTGTAGATCCGGGCAATTTAACCAAAACAGATAAATTTGGCATCGCACCCGCCAACACATCATTGACCGTTATTTATCGTGTCAACACCTCTGATGGCGTCAATGCATCCGCAAATTCGGTCACTAGAGTAGTGAACCCAACATTTAGATTTAAAAATACAACAAGTTTAACCACAGAATTAAAAAACTTTGTCATGTCTTCATTGGAAGTTACAAACGAAGAACCAATAACAGGCGATATATCATTACCGAACACAACAGAACTAAAAAGAAGAATTACTGATGTATTTGCGACACAAAATCGAGCAGTAACGCAAAGCGACTACAAGGCTATGATTTACTCAATGCCTGGAGAGTTTGGAGCAATTAAAAGATGTCACATCGTTCAAGATCCAGATTCATTTAAAAGAAATTTGAATATGTACATAATATCGGAAAATGTAGATGGCACCTTAATTCCAACAAATAGTGTAATAAAGGAAAATATAAAAACTTGGCTTAATCGATATAAAATGATAAACGATACTGTAGATATATTAGATGCTAAAATAGTCAATTTAGGAATTGATTTTGAAATTTTAACAGCACAAGAGGCTAATAAATTTGAAGTATTAAATGGCGCTCTTAGAGCATTAAGACAAAGTTATAGTAGCCATTATGATATAAGTGAGCCATTTTCCATAGCCGCTATATACAGAATATTAAATCAAGTAGCTGGAGTAGCCGACACTCTAAACGTAAAAGTTTATAAAAAATCTGGTGGAGAATATGCTAGTAATCGATTTAACGTAACGGCAAACCTAACACCTCAAGGAAGGCAACTATTAGCTCCAGAGAACGTAGTTTTTGAAATTAAATTTCCAACTGCTGATATTAAGGGAACAGTCACATAATGGCAATTAAAAGATGGGTGGCAGACGCAGATACAACAATTACTAATGCATATAAGCAGAATATGCGAACCAGAGCCACAGGCTCTAATATGGGATTGGCTGATTCTTTAGAAGTGTTTCATATTTACGGACAACAAGACTCTGGTTCTAGTGAAAATGCACGTATATTAATTAAATTTCCTATTTCCAATGTTTCAAGCAGTAGAAATAGTGGAGATATACCCGTAAGCGGTAATGTAGATTTTTATCTAAAAATGTTTAATGTTGAACATCCATTTACGCTTCCACGCGGATATAATTTAGCAATTTCGGCTATATCTAAATCATGGGATGAAGGAAGCGGAATGGATATGGATAGCTATTCTAATAGCGGAAGCGCAAATTGGATTTCTGCCGCAAGTGCATCTAGTGGAGTTACCAATTGGACCGCCCAAGGCGGAGACTATCACACCGAGCCAGTATTCACCGCCTCATTTGACAATGGCACAGAAGATATAGAAGTGAACATCACTGATTTGGTAGAACAGTGGTTGTCGGGAGCAGCACTAACAGCCGCTCAAACAGACGGCGCATATGCTAAACAAAATTATGGCTTTGGTATAAAATTATCTGGCACCGCAGAAAGCGCCTTATCTTCATCATATACAAAGAAATTTTCTGCAAGGGGAACCGAATTTTTCTTCAAAAAACCTGTACTTGAGGCAAGGTGGAATTCGTCTAGGCAAGACGATAGGGGAAATTTATATTATAGTAGCTCTTTGGCAAACTCCGAAGACAATTTAAATACCGTATATTTATATAATTATGTTCGCGGTCAACTAAGAAATATCCCCTCAGTTGGCACCGGGTTAGTCTACGTGAGTGTATATTCAGGATCAAAGGATAATACTGAGCCCTCTGGCTCTAGATTGGTGCTAGTCTCTGATGGCACACATGTTACTTCGGATAACGCATATGTTGTAACGGGCGGGTACGTATCTACGGGTATTTATTCTGCTTCTTTTGCGTTAACTGCAGCGGCAACCAAATTAACAAATATATTTGAGGTTTGGCATAGCGGAACAACACAATATCACACAGGGACCATCACCCCACAAACACTACAGGGTTCTAACATGAATCCTACAACAAAATATGCCATGGCAGTTTCTAATCTCAAGTCATCATACAACTCCACAGAAACAGCCAGATTTAGAATCTCTACGAGATTAAAAGATTGGAGCCCCAACATTTATTCAAAGGCAAAAAATGAACCAGAGCTATCTCTAGTTGAATCCGCTTCGTATAGAGTATATAGAGTTTCTGATAATATGAACGTAGTTCCATATGGAACATCAAGCACTTATCACACTTTATTGTCTTACGATATATCAGGAAGTTATTTTGATTTAGATATGTCGTTGCTAGAGCCTGATTATTCATATGCAATTAAAATTGCACTTTATAACGGTGCTATAAGTTCTTTTATAGAACAAGACGAAACGTTTAAATTTAGAGTGGAGCCGGTATAAAGCATGGCTATTAAAAAACTATTTGGCAATGTGCGAGATATACCCACTATTGAAGGTAGTCGCCCAAGTCAAGTTGAAGGCATAACAGGGATGATTGCATCAGCCAGTTTTGATACATTGGTAGAATTTGGCATAGAGTCGCCAGAATATATTGAAGCCTATATTAAAGATAGGGATAAATTTATACCAGCAATTGATTTCACTACCGCATCTAATTTTGCGAAATATGGTTCTGCTGAGCAATATTATGAAGATGCTGTCACAAGAATACATAGGGCATATCCCTACGACGGTTCAGCCAAAGAAAGGCTTCAATGGCACAACAGTTCTTCATATTTAGATCGATATGTTTTTGATAAATTATACCCTAGAAGACACGGATACGCTCAATTTGCATATGATGGCTGGGGAACGCAAGTTGACAGCGCGAATGGATATGGAGCAACAGCAACCGCATCATATGAATATGTACAAATTAAAGGTGGTCCTCATGCC